GGGGCATTCAGGAGGCGCAACAGCGCCATCACCAGAAGATCCAGGATCAGGAGCATCAGAACCTGAATGAGAAGAACCGACTTCCTCGACAGATGGAAGACTTCCATCATCATCATCATCATCATCGGGGAAATAACGCTCAATTATATTGTCGGCCTCAACGGCTAACTCAACCAAAACTTCTTCGGCCAAGCGACGACAATCTTGAGCAAAAGGTCTAACCCTGATGTCATAAGTCTCGAGCATAAAAGACAAAGACACCCCTTTAGATCCCACAGAATTACCGCTAACGGTCTCTAACATCTTGTCATCATAACCATACCTTCTATCTCCATAAGCACACCTATCACGATAAAAGATAGCATTTTCATCATAACAGGCGAGAACAGCTTGATTGAGGTAATAAGGATTATGCATGACATAAGACGGACGAACAGCAGATGCCAAAATCGTCTGGACTGCACTAGCAAACGTGACTTCAGAAAATACACGAGTCGGCTTGATCAAACTGCGTATAGCCACATCATAGAACAACCCCTGATCAAAAACAGATTCATTGAGCAGTGGAAAAACATGAGACGCAGCAGTACGTTCAATCGGACGCCAAGAACAACGATTGTCAGAAATGTACCTCTCCCCTACTCCATTGGGACACAGAACCGTATGATCTGCATCACAAAAGATAGTGTTGGGGTAAGCACGCGCTGATTCAATCGAAAACATCATGTCATAAAAAGGCACCGGATGTTCGGGATCCAAATAACTTGGGGCAATGACCCAAGGTTCGTGATCGAAAGGACAATCACATTGACCTATGATGACCTGAGGACGGGCATCAAGGTTCATCTCATACCCACTCTCCCTGAAACGTTGCAGCAAACCGCGAACAACGCTAGAGTGGGTGTGCACCGACCCATCGAAGAACAAAGTTCCCAAAATCCAGGCTAAAGAACGCTCAGATTGGAATTTCATTTTCACAATGTTCTCCAAAAACTGCTCACGCGGATTCTCTTCCTCCTCTTTTTCGCGAGCAGCGTCACGTGCACCCAGCGCCCCAGCCAAAGCAGTAAGGGCACTGTTCTGCATCAAGCCACGGGACTTCGCCTCGCGAGTCCCCATTTTAGTCGCGGCCTGGTGCTTACGCCGGTTCTTGGAACTAGAACCGGCGTGACTGGTTGAACCACATTGCTCTTCAACCACGAGGATTTCTTCCTGCTCCACCGGTCCATCCGCAGAGCAAGATAAGCAACTGGAACTCTCCATGTTGCTAGGGCTCGAAGTAGGATCCTCATCAAAACTATCAGAAACATTCAAATCAGCCGTAGCGTCACTAGAATGTTCCCGCGAAGAAGAGTGAGAATACTGCTTCGAGGGGGACTTTTCGGGGCCTACCCCTAGGACTTTCGCCCTGTCTCGCTGGCTGACACCCGCTTTGGCAGGTTGGGAGCCACCCTTCTGCCCGCGGCGCCCAGAACGGCGCGCGGGCCTACCGGGGTCTTGCGACCCCAGGATCGGAGACACAGTACGTCGCATCTCCGAAGCAAAACAAAAC